AAAGACTATCCAACTAAGACTGAAGCTTATACAGCACTAAAAGAATTTACTAAACGCTACACCCTGCCAAACCCATCTGTCCTTGTTGATTCAGGGCGCGGCTGGCATGTCTACTGGGTGCTAGATAAGCCGTACGGCAAAGACGAATGGGTCACCGTTGCGGAACAATTAAAGAGAACCTGCAAACATGCAGGGTTGAAAGCAGACGTACAAGTTACTGCGGATGCCGCTCGTATCCTACGCGTACCGGGGACACGCAACCACAAGACTAGCCCCCCTTTAGATTGCACTGTGTACAGCCACAACGATGGCGTAATCAGTTTGGAAGAGTTTTCGTCCAAGCTACCCGAAGATTTGATACCAGTTCTTTCTGTACAGGAGTTCTCTGAAGAAGATCAGGAGGATATGAAGAACGCTCTGGGCAACAGGGTGATAAAAAGATTTGAAGTACTGCTAGATAAAACAGTAAACGGTACAGGTTGCGCTCAGATAGACAGAGCCATACGTGAGCCTGACTCAATAAGTTACGCGTTGTGGACGCACGTCATGTCCATAGCAAAGTTCTCTGACATAGATATAAGTGAAGCGCGTGGTATGGAAAACGTGCATGCTATATCTAGTGGGTATAAAGACTATACCGTAGAAGAAACCAATAACGTAGCGCGTACCATTGAGGCGCCGCACAGTTGTGCGAGGTTTGAAGAAGAGTACTCAGAGGGTTGCGAAGGTTGCCCGCACAAGGACAACGACAGATTCAAAAGCCCGATAAGTCTAGCCATAGTTCCAAACGAGGCGTCTGAGGAAAGCTACACAGTAGAGGTTCCAGACAATAGTGAGGTTGCGCTAGACACAAAGAACACAGAGGACGCACCTTCTACAGTAACTATCCCCAAATACCCGAAGCCGTATTTCAGATATGAGGGTGGGGGCATAGGTCTCAGGGAGATGAAAGATGGCAACGCTGAGATAAAGGAAGTACTCAGTACTGATCTGTATATCATACGCAAGTTACGCGACAGAGTGGCTGGCACTTCTTTTATATTTCGCCACCATACTAAGCGACATGGTATCCGAGACTTTATGATACCTGCTTATAAACTTGTTGGTAGAGAAACATTTAAGGTAGAGCTGACCAAGCGCGGTGTTTTTACTATGAAACCTGCGGTGCTTATGGACTTCGTGGCGGCTCTTGTGGATCACGCTGAAGAGCATATGGAAGAGCACAGCGTGGCAGAACAGTTTGGTTGGACTGAGAATAACAAGTCTTTCATTCTGGGTGACCGAGAAGTATTCCCTAACAAGATCAAACCTAACTATCCCAGTTCAATAACTGAGGGATACTTTGCACACTTTGACAAGAGCGGTAGCTTAGATGAGTGGAAGAAGATTCCTGAGTTCTTTGACAAAGCGGGGTTTGAGCCACATCAATATATGTTCGGTATGTCGTTTGCTGCACCGCTGATGATCTTTGCACCAAAGATAGCTGGCAGTATCTTCCACTTGAAAAGCACCGAGTCGGGCTTCGGTAAGTCCACCGGTCAGTTTGCTGGTGCGTCCGTGTGGGGCAATCCTTCGCTAGTAGTACAGAAAGGTGATGATACGTTTGCTTCTGTGTGGAAAGTTACAGAGACATACAAGAACATTGTTGTGTACCTAGACGAGTTGTCCAACAAAGACGGTAAAGAGCTTAGTAACTTTGCCTATGCAGTCAGTCAGGGTATGCAGAGAAACCGTCTGCGGGGTAACTCAGGGGAAACTGTAGAGCGTTACAGAGGCAAGCCGTGGGCTACTCTGGTACCGACCAGTGGTAATACAGGCATCCTCGACACCATATCAGCAGACTTCAGGCAGCATCCGAAAGGAGAAGCGCAACGTCTGTTAGAAGCAGAAACTTTGGTAAAGCTTGAAGAAGATGCAGATACCACCAAAGAAGGCTTCGAGCTTAACAAGTTATTAGAAAACAACTATGGGTGGGCTGGTGAACTTTACATAAAGAAGTTAGTGAAGAATCAGGAAGCTGCGGAAGGTTTGCTACTTCATCACGTCAACAAACTTATAGACCGTACGGGGCTGACAGCGCAAAATCGATTCTGGTTGTGGCAGGCCGCTGCTGTGATAACTGGACTGAGTATCGCTCAACGGGTAGGGCTGCATAACCTTAACATAGCCAACCTTGAGGATTGGGTATGCAAGATGCTACGGAAAGCACGCAGTGATACTACTGCCGCCGTACTGGATATAAGAGACATACTTGCCCAGTACTTCGCCGAAAACAATCGCAATATAATTAGAGTAAATGATTCTCAAGATGCAGTCATAGACCCAGAGCTAGAGGTGTACCTGAGAGACACCGATAAGCCGATGTATAAGATTGTGGCTAGGATAGAGAATCAAACTAATATTGCGTATCTGCTACCAACGCCGTTCAAGAAATGGTGCGGTAACAGAAAGCTTGAATACAGCCACATGCGGCGTCTGATAATTGATGAATTGGGGGGTATAGATGCCAAATACAGGCTCGGTACAGGCATATCAGGGATAAATTTACCCCCAACTTATGTTTTGAAGCTGGATTGGAGCGAGGAACAACCTGTAGAAACGGTAGAAAAAGACGATATATAGTGGTTCTACGTTGTTCTACCACACTATATTGTGGTACATTGCGCTCTCATCGTTCTCGTAGAGAGATCATTGCCCTCCTTGTGGGGGCATTTTTTTACAAGAAAAAGTCTCTCTCGCCCGTCTCTTCTAGTCTCTTCTGTATAATCTTCTCTAGCCTACGTGGGCTGATTGTTATACCACCTAGCTGACGCGCTATCTGACTAGTGATTCTATGCTGTCGTAACGACCTAGCCTTAGTGTCTCCGGTGATCCTGACTTCAGGATTACGTTGGTTGAACTCGTTTATTTCTTGGTCTATGTCACGTACACCCTCAAAGTCACCGACTCTGTAGGCCACATATCTCTGACGAAGAAGTCTCGTACGTTTTTCGTTGATAGTGCGATCCACACGCTTATCACGAGCATTGATTTCCAACTGCTTGGTGTAACCTGCTGGAGCAAACCCAAAAAATTGCCCGAAGATAGACCTCGCTGAAAGGTCTTCTACAATAGGATCGCCACGTAGTGTGGTAGCTCCTTTAGTTGCATAACGGATGCTCTTGAGTGGGCCGGACACACCAGCGGGTAGTATGCTTTCAAAACCACGTTGATATTCTTCATCCGCGATAAGTTGTCTACCACGTTCCATTCTTTGTGCGATACCAAGCATTGGCCCACCAAGTAATTCTGCGGCATACGCTAGAGAGTTTTCATACTCTTTGTTGGGTAACGTCCTATACAGTAGGTTGCTCATACCGATACGTGGCGCTACGTCCACATCAAATAACGCGTTAAGCGCACCAGAGTAAGCACCTTCACCTATGTAAGAAGCAAATATACTATCGAAGTCATCATCTTCTTCATCTAAGAAAATTTCATTAGCGAGAGTAGAGATAATCCCATACAGTGGCATACCTTGCGCCCCTGCTAAAAGTCCCGACATACCAAATAGTCCGATCAGTTGCTTCTTAGCATCACCGACTTCTTTATCAGAGTATTTACGTGTCCTAAACATACGATTAAGAGCTTGTTTAGCCATCTTCATCTGTAGGTAGACCATCGACACACCGAAACGCTTGTACATCAGCAATATGCTAGAGATGTTGCCTTGCGCTAGTGTTGGTGCGGTTTCGATCAACGCACCACTGTTAGTGTGTTCTACATCCAACATCACTTGGTCAATGATTTTACGTTGCTGCTCTTCTGTGACTTCAGCACCTTTGTTTTGTTTTTTCTGCTCGGCCATAGCTAAATCATAAGCGGCCATTGCAGTAACTTGTCTGTTAAAACGCTCACCCTGATGAAACATAAACCCAGACACGCCGTTAAATAAAGTCAACCCTCTTTCAAACCTATTACCTGTAGGATTGTCTATATCAAGCATGTCTCCTACTGTAGAAGTGTTAGCTGCACCTCTGGCAATAAGTTCCTCTATTAGTGGCTTATACTGCTTGTACTCTTCGGGTAAATTTTCTGGGTCTAGGTTAGCTAATGACGGCCCGTCAAACTCTGTGCCTTCAGGCGCACCACCAAACGGATTCAATCTACGGCGCATACCTGTACCGAGATACAGCTTGTTAGCGCGATACATAGCCGCACTAGTCGCACCATAGCCGTACTTGCCTCCGAGGAATGGCAACACTACAACCGGCAATATGAAAGAGTTAACCAGTGCAGACGACACGTTAAACCCTAGAGTCATAAGGAAACCCAAGCTTTTAACTGTACGTGCGTACGTTGATATTTGCGGGTTCTTAACAAACTCTATGTACTGCTCCCCTTTCTCTGCTATCTCACGCGCATACTCTGCGTTTGGCGTGTTCACTGCGGCGTTTGCCTTACGCTTCAGTTCGTTGCTGCGTTGGGTAAGGGGGGTATCAAACCGTATGCTTTCTGTCTGCTCCAAGAAAGCTGGCATCCGCTGACGGAACACGTCTATGGCGTCCATCTTGGCACCACGTACATTCTGTCTTTTTCTGAAGGAACGCTCTAAAGACCGTTCGGGCATGGCTTCCAACATAGCATCACGTACTATGTTTTCTACCGCGCTTCCGGCGCGTAAGGTTTGATCCCGTATTTGATCAGCCTCTGCTTCGCTTAACCCGTCTTCTATGGCTTTGGCCCGTGCTTTCTTAGCTGCTTCTGCCTTCTTTGTTATTACTTTACCAATAACAGATTGCGCCCAATTTATATCTACCGCGCTTCTTTGCCCTCTTTCGTTAGTTGGGCGTTCCGCATTAGTACCTTCTATAACGGCTTCTACAGCAGCTATTTCAGCCTGTTCCGGAGTAGCACCTTCGGCCAGTGCTGTTGCTCTTGCCGCTTCTCTAGTCTCTACTACTGTAGTTATTTCACTACTGAGGATTTCAGGTCTTAGTTCCTCAAAGACATCTTTAGCGTATAACTCACGTTCGGTTGGCGATTCAAACGCAACTTTAAATTGTTCGACATTGCCCGTGTAGGGATCGAAACCTATGTGGTTGTACCAGAAATCTCCCTTACGGAACAAAGGAAAGTATGGCTCGATAGATTCTTTGTTGAGAAGTTCTTTCAGTACTTGATCTCTGTAGGATTTCTTGGCAAATAGAGCTTCTTCCGTTGTAGCGTCTACCGCGTTGATGCGCTCTACGATAACCATACGGAGGCTGGTATATGCCTCGGCATACGCATCTCTCAACGTGTCGTAAGCTGTTTGTGCTTCGTCTGCTAGTTTCTCGTAATCCTTTTTAACTAATTCGTAGTTATCTAACTTACCTTGACTTGGATCGGTTATAGCAAACGTCAGATTACCTTGAGGGTCTTTAGCTTTTAGCTCTGCTACGGCAGCATCTCGTGCTTCTTTAGTGGTGAACCCGTCATCACGAACTTCCCTACCGTCTTGGTCTATGTAGCTAAACCGAAACTTCTCGTAGTACGATTTAGGTCGGGATGGGTCTACACGGCGCAACGTGCTTTCCATAACAACTTTGTTAAAGAGTTCGCGTTGTGGCTCGCCAAGCTTTTTAAATACTTTGTCTAACTGTTTGGCAGTATCTCTGACCCTACCCAAGTTGCGTTGGCGTGCGCCATTCTTCTGTTGGATTAACTTAAACAGTTGTTCTAGCTCTCCGCCAAGAGCACGCAGATTAGGATCGTCACTGTCCTTTATGTAATCTGCTACAGAGTTCAACGGTAATGAACTCAATATACCTCTACGCCCCATACTCGACAGTTTTGGCATCGTGTCGTTGTATGTTTTCACCATACTTTCTGTTACAGGGCCACCAAAATTACCCGCCGCTTGATTGAAGAACTTACCCTCTTCCTGAGCAGTAGTTTCCATGTTCATGCGAGTAGCATTACGATACTTAGGAGCTGGAGATATTATTTCTGTTACTAACTTGTCTACCTCACTACGAGCAGAGGTAACTTTAGTAAATGGAATATTTCGATACCTACGGACTAGATTCAGTATAGCGTTCACAAACTGCTTCCATATAGGCAGCTTGTTGCCCTTAGTATCCATAGAGGCAAGCTTTGCTTGGAACGCAGGGTTAGAGAAAGCCTCTGCTATAAATTCGTCTAGGCTGGTAGCACCGTATGAATCCTCAAGCCTGTCTTTGACGTTATCAAACAGTGCTTGTAGCTGTTTAGTTATAGGATCGTTAGAGTTCGCAACAACGTGAGAAGTAACAGCGTGCAGCGATTCATGCAAAAGGACATGTGCTGTAGGTGTTAAATCCTTATTGATAATTATAGTGTTGGTCTTAGGATCAAACGTACCAGCCAGTATCTTGCCGTTGGTGCCTATTAAACCTGACTCAAGCGTGACTTTCGTACCGCCGTCTTTCAGTATGGCTGCGTTAACCGCCTTAGCAACTCTAGCTATTTCTTTATCTTTGCTCTGTGACAGTATGTCGAGTGCTTCGGATAACTTACCCTCACGAAGAAGTTCTACAACTTCTGGCTCTAGCGCCTGTGCACTAGCAGCTAAGGCTTCTGCGGGTAACGGTATGTCGAGGCCTTCTCTTATACTGTTTTGTGCAGCTACTAAGTCTCTTTTTACATCTTGAGAAAAGTTTTCATTTATCTCGTTTATCTTAGCTTGCGCGGCGGCTTTTTGTTCCGGTGAACCACTTATACTGTCACTAGCTATTGCGGCCAAGAACGACGCTCGTTCGCCGGGAATACCTTTTATTTCATCAAAAGCTTGTCGAAACTTCTCTTTGTCCAATTCGTACTGTGCAGTTGTATTGGAGAGTGTTTCTTCATCCGCACTGCGCTGCTTTCCGGCACGACGAGCCGCTTCTTCTTTTATCCTTTGAAGCTCAAGGTTCTTCTCGAAAGCATCAAAGTCGTCAGTTAAGTCAACTTCTGGTTCTTCTTCCTTTTGTTTTTTAGCAACCGATTCTGATACAGGTTCTTTCGGCGGTGGTGGTTGTGTTGTTTCTTGTGCTGCTGGTTGTGCTGCTGGTTGTCGTTGTACCTGCTTTGTTCCTTTTTCGGGTATCAAAGCTTCTAACTCTGCTACGCCAGCAGCGCCTTGTTCTGCTTCTACCGCAGCCCGTGTGCCCTCTTCATCTAATTCATAAGAGCGTCTAGTTATTGCAGCTAGTTCATCCTGTGTAGGTTCAGTATTTGTAAACCCTTGTCTGCCTAATTCAGCACTAAAAGCACGCGTAAGCCTGTCCATACTAGTAATATCATCACGCTCTAGTATGGGCTGTAAGACTGCGTTACGGCTCTGTGCCGTTCTTTCTTGTTGCGCTTGTGCCACACGACGATCAGCTTCACCGATGTTCATTTCTAGTTCGGTGGCATCTACAGTAGTCTTAGCTGCTTCCGTTCTTGCTCGCGCTGCTTCTTGTTTAGCAAACAGTTCTTTCTGTTCGTCTTGAGCGTAAAGCTCTTCTATTTCTCTAGTATCAGCGGCGTCTTCTAACGTAAGCTGCTGTGGAGCTTGTACTTCTGTTTCTACAAATGTCGGGGATGCTAGAAAGCTTTTTACTTTAGCCTTAGTAGCAGGCTTAACAGAACCGTTTTTAGAGTACTTTGTTAGTTCTTCTTGTACTTCAGCCCGTTGAGTGGGGTCAGACAAATCTTTGCCCCGTATGCGTTTAAGCACTGGAGAAGCTTTAGGCACACCTAAGCCTTGTACTATATCTACATCTTCGAGAGTCGTAGGCGTTCCCGCCCTAGCCGCTTCTAGTTTGGCGTCTACTTCTACTAACTCTGGGAAAAGTTCTCTTTGTGGCTCTAGTTCAGCAGCAGCTCTACGTTCTTCTGCTTGCTGTCTTGCCCGAATTATTTCTGGAGAAGTGCCCGCACCTACAGCCGATATAGCTTCTTGTGCTGCTCGTTCTTGTTCAAAAGGAGCAATACCTTCAGTGGGTATAGCTTGTCCTTCAGGAGTTACTCTTGTGACAGGTGCTGGAAGTGCCAAAGGATCAGCTTCTTCTGCTGCTTCGGCGGGTGCTTCTTCTGTAAGTGCAGCCAACTCGTCACGACGTCTTCGTGCAGCAGCACGGCCAGTTACACTGCCGATTGGGCCAAGTGTGCCACCTATTGTCGCTGCAAGGTATGCAGCTTCACCGTACTCTGCCATAGCTTCGTCTGATAATACGTCCAGACCAGCCTGTGCTCTTTCCAGAACTTGTTGTGCTACTTCTGTGGGCATCTCCGCAGCAGCACCAGTAGTAACACCACGCCCTACAGTACGGCCCAAACTACGGTTTGCGGTTGTGATTAATTTCTCTGCGTCTGCTTTTGATGCAGCCCGTGCAACATCATCAGCTCCTTTACCAAGAATTGGTGCGATGGCGCCTCTACCTAATATAAAATACTGTCCTATCAGTTCCGGCACAGCCTGTAGGGCCGCAGTGCCCACTGCTTTACCTGTGTCAATATCAACAGGACGCCCTTCAGCTATATCTGCTTCCGCTTGACGCTCGATGTTGTAACCAGCGAATTGCGGTATGAGAGACGCAAGTGCGCCAAGACCGCCACCTATAGCAGTGCCGACAAAAGGCACAACAGAACCTAAAGCAGCACCAGCAACTGCACCTGCTCCCGTGGCTCCTAATTGTGGGAGTTGTCCCGCTACTGCCCGTGGTATCTGTTCTAGCGCGGTTCCGATGGTGGGTAGAATGCCTTCGGCTTCTCGTACAGCTTGGAAGGACGGCCCTTCACCGTATCTTTGAGCAATGTCTTCACTACGTTCTAGTGCAGCAAGAGCTGCCGCTTCTTCATCGCCCAGTACGGCTCCAGCAGTAGTGCGTAAAGCTGACGCGAGTGATTCTGCGCCACGCAAAAACTCTCCACCGATAGTGCTCTCAGGTGGAGGCGGGGGTTGAGTTACGTCTATACCTTGACGTTTTTGGAAGTAAGCAGACCTAGCTAGTACTTTTCGTTCTTCTGAAGTTGTGCCTCTAGGTACATAGTATTGAAACTCTTCCCCGTCAGGAGCGCGTGATTTAGCTAGAGGCATTACTTAATCCTCATCAGTACCTAAGTCGGTAAATTCTCCAGTGCCTCCACTACTTCCACCAAGCCCCGAAATTTGGCGTCTTATCGGCCCCATATTGGCGTCCAATCGTTCATCCAAAAGCGCAGTAAGTTGTGCTCCTGCCATTGCAGGATTGTCCCCATACTGTTCCATAATCGCCATTGCTTGTTGGTTAAATACGTTATCAGACTCTACTACGAAGTCTAAAACTTTTTCTGCTGCGGAAGCTTCAGCACCTAGTTTTTTCTCTATAAGATCAGTCTGTGCAGATCGAATAGAGTTTCTTTCATCTTGATCTAATCTCGCTAATGCGGCTTCATAATCAAGTTGAGCGCCGTACCGCTGGCTGGCGATCTTGGCAGCTTCGATAGCTTCTTTAGAGGCTAAAGCTTCGCGGCGTTGGTCTTCGGCCATTAGACCTCGTAGTCCACCACCTAACGCACCTGCTGTACTTGTTTGTCCAGCACCACCAGCTAGGAAAGCCTGTAGGCGACCAATATCTACGTTGTCGAATATGCCTTTCTTTTCTTCTGGTTCTTCTTGGGGCCGCACAGGGCCAGTTTGTAGTTGTCGCAAAACATCGCCCAACATGGGGTCAGTAATAAATTTCTGCTCGTCTTTTGGTTGAGCCATCCCAGTAAAAGCATCAAACTGTTCTTTAGTTACGCCTGTATCAGTGGGCGTAGGTGTTACTTCTGGTGTTACTCTTCGATTTCTACCCATCTGACCGAGACTATCTGTTGCGGGAGCGCCCCCTGCGCCTATCCCACTGAGCACTCGTCCTCTACCAATCCGTCTAGGCTCCATGTCTGTTTCTGTACTCGTAGTTACAGACGGCCCTCGTCTTCTACGTCTAGCGGCTCCGGGTTGCTCTGTAATGGCCCTGCTAATCGCGTCTAATGTTTGAGCTTCTTCAGGGGACAATAAGTTTTCTGTTACGCCAAAACGTGTTTCGTCATTTAAATCGACATAACTACCAGTAGGGCCAGCAAAACCCACAATACCGCCATCAGCCATACGGATGTTGGGTGCAGGTTGTGTGGGGATGCCCATAGCTTGGCGTTGCATAGCCTGTGAATCACGGGCAGCTTTCATCTGTACCCCCGGCATCATCGAACGCATCATGTCATTCCTAGTAACTTGTGCGTTAGACATGTCGAGTTGATCTTTAATTGAACCTGCTGGGACTTGTGTAGCCGCTTGCATAGCATTTCGCGCTGCCGCGTAGTCATTGCTCACTTTTTGAGCAACGAGTAAGTCCATAAGGCTCTTGCTTTGCGCGTACCGTTGCTGTGCTGCTTGAGGGTTACCGCCAACAGCCATTTCTCTCATGCTTAATTCTTGATCTATGCCAGCCATTTTTTAGCCCTTATTAAACAGTCCCATAGTATCGAGTAGACCCAAAATACCACCCGCGCCACTCATAAACTGGCTTGCAGTGCTGGGTTCAGCATACTGATACGTCTGCGTAGATATTGGCAGTCCCTGTAGTAATGACTGCATGTACTGTACTTGTTTGTACGGGTAGTCCCGTTCCTCTCTAAACTGGGCAATGTCCGCACCAATGCCTTGCTGCTCTATGGCACGCTGTTGTGCTCCACCCGTTTGTTGCGCGGCTAACGCACGTAAGCCGTAGTCTTGCTCACGTCCAAACAGGTCAGCCGCTTGTTGGTAGGCTTGTGAATAACCTTGTCCGGTTATATCTGCCATTCGGTCTAAAAGACCTCTTTGTAGTTCAGCCTCGGCTATACCCTGCCTAGCGCCACCATAAGCACCGGCTTTAGCGTACTGGCTTTGCAGTGCTTGTTGAGCAATATCGGCCTGTCTGCGGGCTTGCTCATACTGAGGCTCCAGCGCAGCTTGGATGTACGGATTCATGTACTGCTGTACAGGACTAGTAGATGCCGTAGTGGTCGGCATCTCGCCAGCCGCAAGTTGTTCGGGGGTAAGTGGTTGATAGGCTGCACCTGTGAAAGACCCTGCACCACTAGCAGCGGGCATACCCAATCCGGCTAGGCCAGTAAACGCCTGTTGCTGTAGTTCAGAAGGCCCAGCGGTCAGTGGCCCCATATAAGCCTGATACGGCATAGAGGCGAGAGCCGCCCCACGCCCAAGCATTTCTCCTACATACGGGCCAGCAAACGGAGATAGAGAGCTAGACTGACCTAACATTGTAGCTGTAGTGACCATTATGACCTCACGCTGGCATCATTTGCATAGGGTTGATCTCTGGGCCTTGCTTAGTAGTCCCAGTGCGTTCTGTCCGCACCCTATCCATCATTGAATATAGTTGTTGTGCCCCTGCATCAGAGTTGCCATTACCTAAATGACTCACCACATCAGCGGGTATTACAAATTCACCGTCGCTCAAAGCAGCCGGTTGTGTTCCGTCTATCGTTGCAGGCACCAGATCAGCCATACCGTCAGTAGGGCCACCTAAGTAGTAACCCTTACCGCCTAAAGAAGCCAGACCACCTGCTGCGTACTCATAGTTAAGCACTGCGTTTATATTTTCTGCGGTTGTACCAAGACCAGCAGCTAGTTCATCTACAGTAAACCCTGCGCCTAAAGCTGCATTTAAGTCGTCTTGCGTAACCGTTTTTTGTGTACCTGCTGTAAACCCACGGGATACAAAGAAGTCATTAAGTGGGTTCGATACAGCTTGCTGAGTGGTGATAGTGCTAGTACTGCCGGGAGTGAACGTACTACCCGCAGGAGTTCCAGAGGTACTTGTTGAAACAGTGGTGGTGCCCGGAGTAAACGTACTACCCGCAGGAGTGCCAGCGATTCCACCAGCAGCTTCTGCTTGTTCTTGTTGTAGTGCCGCAAGACCCAGTAGTTCTTTACCAGCAGCTTCATAGGCTTGCTGTTGTTCTAAGGCTGCCTGATTCATAGCCTCCAGTTCAGCACCGCCCAATATGGCGTTATCGGGGCCACGAGTGAAAGTTACATCACTAAAATACCGCCTACCGGCTTGGCCGGGGCGTCTATCTGTAGAATCAAAAGCGCCGGGTACAAGAGTGCGAGTAGCCGTATACTCAGGAATACCACCTGTATATCCTTGAGAACCGCTGGTCTGCCCCTTACCGCTGGTTGCGCCCAGTATGCCGCCAAGCCCCGCACCTAGGAGACCGAGTGTTTGGGGGCTTACCTCTTGACCAAATAATTTCATCTTACATCCCTCGTAACATACGAAGTATTCTCTCAAAATCGTCTGTGCCGCCTATCATACCACCCTCTGCGGCTCTTACTATGTCTTCTTCCTCTTCTTCTGTAGCCTGAAAAGGTTGTTCTAAGCCTCTGGCAAAGTCATATAAATAGTCGATGTCTACGCTAGGGCCGGGGCCACCCGCTACTGTACGGATGCCTCCTGATGGGGCTGTAGTGCCACCCCCACCCCCGCCTCCACCGCCTCCACCAGCAGCCGCGCCCGCCAAAGCCGCAGTTAATAAAGGAGCAGTGGAAGTTTTGGTTGTTTCTGTGCTTTCAGACCCCAGTATTGCTGCCAGTTCAGCAGGAGTTACCGTTGTTTTGGTTACGTCCTCAAACTGCTGTTCACCAGCGGTGAATAAAATATCTGCCGGTGTTTTTGGTGGCTCTGGATCGTCACCATCGTCAGTAACTTCTTGTGTTGGGCCAATTGCAGGGCCGAAATCCCCCGTGATTTCTTGTGCTGGGCCAATTGCAGGGCCGAAATCCCCCGTGATTTCTTGTGCTGGGCCAATTGCATCACCAGCATCTACAGTAATCGGTACTTTGTTGGGGTCTATGACATCTTTGATAACGGGGTCTTTTACACCTGTGACTATTGCGTCATCCCCACGCACTACTTCATTTACTTTAACAGCGTCATCGTCATCTGCTGCGGCAGCGGTCAAAACTCCGGCTGCGGTCGGCCCTACACCACTTGTTGGGTCTTGATCTTTCTCATCTCCGAGGGATAAAGCTCCCGCCGCCCCCGCTGTGGTTAATATTGATCCAGCACCCGGTAAGAGAGTGCTTAATCCACCCTCAATAAGCGAACGCGGGTCAGGTATATTCAGCCCTACAGGCATCCCACTGCTGGTTTGGCCGAAAATTAAAGGGGTGGTTTTCCCGCTTTCGGCATAGTTTATAGTCCCGCCAAGACCGCCCAACAATATAGACACAGGGTCTAACAAAGTCTGTGCTACCTCTGGGCCTGTACCTAATGTAATTAGGTCGGAAAAGCCTTGCCCAGCACCGCCTATAAGATCGAGTGCTCCTTGTCCTAACTTGCTTAAAAGACTTGGGTCTGGGTCACCACCTAAAGCTACATAAGTATTTCTAGCTCGTTCCAGTTCAGCTTGTAATTCTGCTTGCTTTGTAAAATATTGATCTGCTTGGTCGCCTTCTTCAGTAGTGCCCAACCCATAAGCCGACCCTTTCATGGCTTGAAAATCTGCCAATCGTTTAGCCGCCGCTGCAAGTTCTTCTTCTGCTTCTTCGAGAGTAGGGGCATCTTTAACCCCTAACATCCTAAACTCTTCTTCATCCGCAGCTTTCTCCAGCATGTCCATGAAGTCCAAGTCCATAGGGAACGTACTGGCATAGCTTTGTTGGATAGTGTTTAGATCGAGCGGCGATAAGGTAGCTCCGCCACCCATACCAGATGGTTGCTGGGCAAAAATTTGACCGGCTATATCTGTGCTTTTTCCGTATTTATCGCTCATCTCTCACCTACGGTGTCGGCAGTGTCTCAGGCAGTGCTGAAACAAATATTACGGTTACTAGCGTAGACGGTATGGCAGGGCGGGGGCTGGATGCTGCCTGATAATCTATCGTCACGCTTGTATCGTCTGTTGCCCACATAAGTTCTATGTATTGCCCTGCTTGTACGTCAATCGTAAAGCTATATTCAAAATCATCTACACCACCGGAGCCAGCTATTATGTGCTCTCTGGCGGTATTGGCTATATCTACGCCACTCCTGCGAACCCAGAAGTCCAGCGTTTTAGAACTAGCACTGCCGCTAGTTATCTCTACCGAAAGCTCAAAATTGTAAACCCCTGAATACGTTGGAGTTATTTGCGTATTAGAGCCTCCGGCTATACTTATAGCTTCCCCTAAATACGTATTCTCAAACTGCAACGCATACGCTGTGTTGGGCGAAGCGGCGTTCTGATCTGTAGTAGAAAAGAACTTGGCATTGGGCACGCTTAAAAACCTGCCGCCATACTCTCCGGTTAACAAGTTTACACTGTTGGACAACCCATTGAAAAACAAACGTAATATGTTGTTCAGGTCGTCCAGATACCCACTTATTGTGGTACCTTTTGGTGTAATCGGCAGTGCTGGATTAGTAACCTTGTTTATCAGGTCTCTAGCCACTAACCTCTCCTGCCGTCAGGCCGCATATCCATTCTAGGTGCGCCCAGTTTCCACGTTACCCCTACCGCCGTAGACTCAATCTTGATCGACATCTGCCGACCCCGTACCCGTGTAAATACCTGACCGGTAAATTCCTCTACAGGCACCACAGCCGTTCTGGTGACTGTTGCACTACTGTTACCCCCCACTGAGGCTGGGTCATACCGCCCAGAACCTGAGTTCTCCAAGGGGTTCAAAGTCATGGTAGCCGCAGGAGAATCCGCTGTAGAGCCTTCAAACGTCATGTCAGGCAGCATTTTGTTAATCAGCATGAACCGGTCACCGTCGTCCAGATCAAACTGTGTAGAGGTAATATTTGCTGTAAATGCTGTAGGTGTGCCTGTCTCATTGTCATCCACACCTTTCTCATGGTTGACCAGTTTGTTACCAAAAGTAGCAGCTATAGGGAACTCGCGGAGGTCAGAGTCAAGCCACGCAGAACGGGATAAGTTGCCGTAGTACCAGACATTCTCGACGTAGTTATACACCACGTAACGGTCATTCTGAGTAACTCCTTCAGAACAATAGAACCACCATATTTCATCAAACTGCTCGTTAGAGCCACAGACTACTTGATCGGCTTGTCCTTGGTTGAAATCATCAAATATATAACTACGCACGTCACAAGGCAGTGTTTTGATCGTGCCATCGTAGTAGTAAAACTTGTTTGTGCCCATCCAGTAGGCAATGTTGTTTGAGTACACCGCCGCATTCGGGCTAGCTATGGTGATGTTTGAGCCTAGAAGCTGCGCTCCCCATACCTCTGGAGCACCCAGATACTGTAGGCCGTACAAAGCTGCATCAGTCCACACCAGCACTTCTTGTCGAGCTTGTATGGCTTGTATGATTTCTGTACCGTCTGACAGCCGTAAACTACCTGCTTGGTTAGTAGCAGCAGGACTCCAGTTGGCTATATCTTCTTGGTCTGACCAACGTATAAGCATAGGGTCTATTGCGGAAGAACCTATGTCATTTGCTCCAAAACAAAATGCAAAGCGGAAGATGTCAGAGACAAACCCTATGTTGGCAATAGTAGGAACTTGGCTGGCTCCGCCCAAAGAACTTACCAGAACACCTCTGGTAGACACCCCACTGCTGGCGTCCCAGTAGTACAGAGCACCGCCTCTCGGTACAAAGAACAAATCTTCACCAAAATTAGACTGACTCCAAAGCCTCATGGGAGCCAGAGTGCTGCCTCCTGTGCCCCACGTACCACTGCCCCAAGTACCTGCGCCCCATCCAGTAAAAGGCACCTCTATCTCATTACCTGTGTTTATCTGGTATGTGCCTACCGTGCTAGACCCCCCGTTACCTGTATCGGAAGAGTTAGCTAACACAGTGTTACCACTAGTGTCTTTGGCTTCTATCGTATAGGAATCGTCGTTTATGCGTGTAGCTACTTGATATTCTTGATTTAGTACGGCTGCGGTTATGTTGCCGCCTAATGACGCTGCACCAGAAAAGGTCACAAAATCGTTCTGCACTGCGCCATGCCCTGTATCAGACACAGTAATAGTGGCATCGCCGTTGGTAGCAGAAAACGTAACATCGCCTGCTGCTGTGGTTGCTCTAATAGGGGTAATATCGTTGTAAGCCCCACCTTTCTCAATGTAATACTTGAGGTGAGTACCTACAGAAACGAGATTCTGAAGACTAAGAGTAGCCCAGTTAAACAGGGAGCGTGCAACACCCAGATAGGTATTGGAAGAAAGCTGCTCCCATCCACCTATTTTCTGAGGTAGGCCACGTCTGAAGCGCACCTTGTCGGTCTCGTACCATTGACCTTCGGCGGCATATCGGGTGGTTTCTCTGTTTACACCCGGTTTGAATTGTAGTTTTCTGACAGCCATTTAAACCTCATAGCACATATTCGCCACTGGCAATCATGTCGGTTAGCTCTATAGCACGGCCACCAACTTGTTTTGCCCATTTAGAGTCCAAAAACTCTACAGCAGCATCTTTGTAATTACCTGCTTCCATAGCAGCTAATGCGCGTCGAAAGCCACGTAAACGCGTAGCTCCGAGGTTAAATGCAATGTCAATCATAGCATCTTTTCGGACATCATCAAGGTCGCTAAACCACGCGTATTCTGCGGCTAACTCCTTGATTACTCTGGCAATATCATTTTCTAGGAGGAAATTTACCTCTTCGTCAGACAGCCCGATGCCGTTTTCTGGGTCTATGTTACGCCCAATACCTATCGTCCAGTATCCTTCGGGGCATTTGTAGGCCACATGGCGATCATTAGTTTTGACCTCACCCTCGTGACGCCTGAGCATTTCTAACAGTTTTTCCATATTACTTCTTGCCATTAGACCCGCCGTAGAAAAAGGCCGCACAGGTGCCCAGAATGCCTGATAACTGACCCAGCACGAGTGAAATAATAGTCTCATCGTTCTGGTCGTGGGGCAGTATGGTTACGGTCATTACGTAAGCACCGTACAAAATTAACGCCAGTATGCAAAATACTTTGGGTGTAATGTCCCCAGAGAACTTGGCTCTGGCATCTTTCCTGTCATCAACCTCAACCTTAAATGACTCTAGGTTGATCTCCATCTCTTTGATGCGGTCTTTGAACTCCTTATCAGCCTGTTTGAGCACCACAGCCTTTTCAGGCTCCCGTTCAATAAGGTCTTCAATCTCGTTTGCTGTAGCGTCTGGGACACCAAGTTTCTCAGCAGCCATCTTGACTGCCATACCGGCCATAGGGGCACCCGCTGCACTAGCTATAGTAGGAGCAAGGGATTTGAGTAGTCCGCCTAGTTTCATTTAAATAACAACACCAGTTGAATAAT